CAGAAGGCCAAACTTTTGAACTTGCCTTTACCTTATGATAACAAGCATCTTTCTTACCACTACCCTTTCCTTTCTTGTCTGACTCATTTACTACTTCTTGTTCTTTAACACAATTAGGAACTACTTTCTTACCTTTCTTCTTCATTCCTTTCTGAGTATAACCATCCCAACATGCTTCATCTACTGATTTTTTCTTCTTATCAGTGGCAACATAAGTTGGTTTTGCAGCACCAGACTTCTGCTGTTGATTAGGATCTTGTCTAGACTTCCTTGCATCTGCTGAACGAAGTTCTTTTTTAGACATACTTGCTCTTTTAGAAGAAGAGTAGCACTTGGGTGTCTTTGTTTCACCAGGTTCATTTGCACAAGGTGATCCATCTGATTGAACCCAACCTTTCTTACCATCTTTTGATTTAGATGCATTAAACCACTTATGTAAAGAACCCTCTGCAACTTTAACAATTCTCATACTATCATCAGATTTCCAGTCGTATGATGCCATTATTTCACTACCTCCACCTTGTCTTACTGCCTGTAATTTTTTAAGTAAAACTTGTTTCTTTATCTGATCTGCTTTCTTCTGTTTAGCATCAATTTGTTTTTGATTTTGATCTTCTGTACCAGGACCAGCATCATCTTTCTCAACTTTCATTTCTTCATTAACATCATCATCACCACCCTTATGAATATTTTTAAAACGATAATCCATTGCAGGTTTGGCTTTCTTTAATTCCTTATTTTTCTGTTTAAATGTTTCTTCTTCATCTAATTTATGATGACTTTCACCACATTCTATACATGGATCTTGTCCACAATCATCACATTCACAATCAGATTTCTTTTCACTAATTTGCTCAGTTCCTTTCCATAATCCACCAGAAACGAGAGGTTTCATATTAGAAGGTCCAACAATATCCATAACTCTAGCAAAAGTTACTCCATCAGAATTCTCAATGTTAATAGATTCATTCTGATTTTCGTTTTCAATCTCCTTTCTAATTTCCTTTTTCATTTGCTCCCTTTCCTTTTGTTTGGTTATGGCAGCAGAAGAAGACTGGTTAGATTGTCTAAACTTCTTAACTTTATCAACTTGCTTTTGGCGAAGCTGTTGTCTTCTCTGAGCTAAATCCACTTTATTAGTCTTTGTTATTATTATTTAGGAATTGTTGTTTAATCATCTTTGATAAGTCACTAGTAGAACCTACAAACACTGCATTATTAGTAACGTTGCCCCTTTTCAATTAAAGAATATAAGTTAGCACGAGTATATTCATAATCTTTATCAATATCACCTGTTATATCTTTGGTACTATCTTTTCTTGTAACACATCCATTTTCTGGAGTATTACTTACTTCAATTGCACTAGTTGTGTTTAATGCTTCATCTATAGGATCATAACTAGACATGGTGTTCACTATACGTCAGTTTGTTTAGTTGGACTGAATGTAAATCCATCATCAAAATCAGTTATAAATTCATTAAATCCAAAATCATCACCAGGTTCAATTAAAGCATCATCAGCAGTAGTTAACTTATTAATAACAGCACCAGTAATATGTTTAGAAGCAACTGAACTATCAAATCCTCTTCTGACTATTATGGTAGTAGAATCTTCAACATTATCAATTCTCATAATTTCACTACCAATTACTATTCTATCATTAGCAGCTAATTCAGCAGAATTAGTGACAGATATCCTAGTTTCTGTTGTTGTCAAATCTTCTGCTATAGTAGTAGTTTCATCATTATTATAATCTTTAACTGCTTTAGGTGTAGCAACATAACGCATCTGTCTTCTTGCATTAGCAGCAGTGCTTGTAGAATAATCAACCTGAACTTTCTTAATTAATCCATCACTAGAATCAGAAACTGGTCCAAATAGATATGTTTTAGCAGTAAAACTTAAGGTATAAATTAATGCTGTTCTCGTAGAGAAATCCCCTTCATATTCATCTCTAAATTGAATATTATCTAATACTATTGGAACATCTCTTTTTTCTCCAATAGAACTTACTAAATTGATTGTTATATTAAATGATGGTTGGAAATATGGTAATATCTGTTCTACGATTTGTAATGCGTCATCATTTAACTTTGAAAATATACTTAATTCAAATCCAATATTATAAGGAACAGGCATGAAAACCTTTTTCATATTTGATCCATCTAATGCCTTAAATGTTTGAGTTATACCAGATTTTCTAGTAGGATCATATGAAACACTTGTCATTTCAAATGACATTCTTGGCAAAGTTATTGCAACTGCTTTTGTTAAATTTGCTTGCTCTCTAATTTTTGCAAAGAACTTTTGTTGTGGACCATAAGCAAGTCCAACTTTAGTTTCATCAAGTGTAGTGTTATCTTTATTCTCGTGCTTAATAAAAATATTATTGAATAAAGTACCAAAACCTATAATGGTTTTTCTCAATATTTCATGATAATAATAAGTTCCTAACATAAATTAAAAATCTCCAAATGGGTTGCCTTCAGTAAAATCAAGTAAATTGTCTGCTTCTAATTCTATTTCAGCATTAGAATCATAAGTATCATCTACACTATCTGAACTATATGATTCTACAATGTATGTAGCGGAAGATATTCCACCAACAATAGTTTCACCTGGATAGAATGCTCCACTATTTAGAGATACTTTAAGTTCAACTGGTGGATTAATAACACTAATATCACTTCGAGTCTTAAAGTCTCTAACTCTTGCCTTAACACCTGAAGTTTGTCCAGTAACCTCTTCATTATAGAAGAATGTACCTATTCCAGTAGTTGCTATACCACTAAAGCTAATTGTAGGTGCTACAGTATATCCAGATCCAACATTGTTCCATTGTAGTGCAATTACATTAGTATTCTCGTTAAGAATAGCAGATGCAACACCAACAGTATTTCCAACCCCAGTAGGAGGTTCTGAAACTATAACTGTAGGTGATTCAGCATATCCAAATCCACTTTCCCCAATTGCTACTGTAGATATACCTGCATTAACAATACCGATAGTAACTGCAATACCTGCTCCACCACCACCAGAGAAAACAATCATTGGCGGATAATTATAATCATATCCACTACCAGGATTAGTTATTCTTACTTCTTTAATAGATTTAACACCACCAATAGAAGTTGTTATTGCTACAGCAGTAGCTGTAGTAAATCCTGCATGAGGTGGTGGTGCTATTTCAACAAGAGGTGCAGTTGTATATCCAGAACCATCATCTATTAAGTCTATATACCCAATCATTCCAGTACCACCAATAGATACATAAGCCATACTAGCAGTAGTAGCAGCACCAATTAATTGAACTGTAGTTGTATATCCCTCATCTTCCATACTACTATCGATTTCATTAATAGTAGTATCGATAAGTTCATTCTCATATTCATAAAGTTCACAACTTAATTCATAAACATAATTTCTACCCAATTGATAGAATGGTTTTTCAGATTCAACTCTTTTAAGTTCAAATAACCTTTCTCCAAGTGGAAAATATATTAAGTCTCCTTCTTTAGGTCTAGTAACCACATCTTCAAATGTATAATCGGTAATATATCCATCTTTAATTCCAGAACTCATACCTTCTAAAAATGGAGAAATGAAGTCCTCAAACCTTTCTCTTGAAATAGTAAGACTAATTTCATTGGTTAATCTTAAACCAAACTTAGTCATTAAATCTGCACCAGGATTATATCCCTCATAATTATTTACATATGCCTCAATTAAAAAAGAGTCATCAAATTTTGACGACTGAACTTCTCTAATAATATTATCACTTTTAAATATCTTTCTGGGAAGATAATATACTTCTACTCCATAGATACCTAATTGTTCATTTATTAAATCTTGAACTAAAAATTGTTCATTTTTAGATCCTTGTAAAAAATAAGAATTTAATGGCATTTTTTATCAACCTATCATATCTAATGGTGGAAGCTCATATTCAGTCATCATTCTTTGCTGTATAGAATCTAATTCTCTTTCAGCATCATCATATAATTGTCTTCCATTTAATTCAACTCCACCAGGAAGTTTAACTCCTTGGAACTTAATTAAATTTTGTCCCCATTGTTTCTTTATGATAGCAGTTAAATATTTCTTTAAAAAACTATCATTATAAACTCCACTAAATGATGCTGGATCTAATGCCCTATAACAATCCATTACAAGAAAAGTACCTTCCTTTTCTGATTTCCAATCAATATCTAAATATAGTCTATCCTGTCTCTTATTAAATCTTACTTGCTTATCCGTTGTTAATAAAAAGTCAATATCTTCAAGATATGTTTTAGTCATTGTATATTGAAGTAAATCAACCGAATTAAAATTATATAAGTCATTTAAAAATAACTGGTATTTAATACTAAACATCCCACCTGAGATTGTATTATTATCAAACTTAAATATTTTTTCTACACCTAATACTGAATCTGGAACCTGAATAAAATTAGAAGTTTCATACCAATTACTAGTTGTAGTTCCATATCCACTTATAGTTGTAGATGTAGCAGCAGTAGTTACAATACCAACAGTGTTTTCACTACCATCTTTATTATTTGCTGTTCCTCTATCAATATCTTCTTGAGTTAATTTATATTTGAGATACATTCTCTCAACACCATCAAAATGACGTTCATTGAATAATTGAATAGCATCATCTGCTAAATCATCCAATTGTTCATCATCAACATTAACCTCCAATACAGGAGCACCTAATTTTCTTAAACAAAAATCTATTAATTCTTGTTTAGTGGTTGGTTTTGCCATTAATACGATCCTCCATCAATTAATCCTGCTGATAGTTCAGTGCCATCGAAAGTTAAATTAGCACTGTCTTGAAGTTCTCCACTTGCTCCAGCATAAACAACTCTACCTGATGTTAAATCGGAAATCTTAGCAGATGATGCAATAAAACCTGTTCCACCAGATACATCTAAACCACCATTAGCATCTATTGCAGCAGCGAATGTTGATACACCTGCAGTTACATTTAAACCACCATCAAGTATTCTAACACCACTTCTTGCTGTTATAAGTCCAATTGAATCTACATTCTTTACATCTTCATATGTTAATGTTCCTCCAATAGTTACATTACCAGTGAAGCTAGCAGAAGCAGCTGTTATTGTGGTTACTCCTATTGCATGGAATGTTCCAACTCCAAGAACATTAATATCATCAGCAATAGTAGTTGCACTACCAACAGGACTTATTGTTACCTTAGGGAATCCTCCATACTTAATTATTAAATTACCAGCACCTTGCTGATCTACAATAGTGTTTGAAGTATCATGCGTAATAACTAAATCTGCAGAATTACCAATTTGTACTTGACCATTATCTTCAATAACAATATTAGCAGCAAACGTAGTAACACCACTTCGAACGTGTAATCCATTATCTAAATAAACTGCATCGGCAAATGTAGAAACACCAGATTGAACATCTGTTCCACCACCAAATGTTGCTACACCTACAAAACCTGCTGCTTCTTGGAAAGTTGAAATTCCAGTTATATCAAGGTTGGTAAATGTATTAGGTGCTGCAGAAACTGCTGCTTCAATTGTTGCTGTCGTTGTAGTATCTAAAGATGCAATATTTTGAAGTTGGAATGCATCACTTAAAACTTGTGTTGCACCTATGGAAACAGCGTTTGCGGTTACAATTCCACTAACACTAATACCATCAGAACCTATTGTGGAATCTCCACTATATAACTGTCCACCAATATATAAATCTCCACCAGTAGTTGTTATTCCACCTTGACTTGCTAAAGTTGTAATACCAACAACTGAAAAATTACTAGTAATACCTGATGAACCACCAACATATAAATTACTAGTAATACCAACTCCACCTTGGAAAAGTACTCCACCTGTTGCAGAAGAACTAGAATCTATCTGATTGGCAAAAGTTACTACACCAACACTATAAGTATAACCACCAGGAGCATTAAAACTATCAGTTAAGAAAAATTCTTCTGATTGATGATTCCATACTAAAACTAAACCACTTTCCCCTTTTCGAGAAGCATTAATATCAGTAAGGTTTACAATTCGGGTAGGAGGTGCAGAAGCATTGGATAATACCCTTATCGCATTCTGAGAACCAATCCTGTCATTTATAGTTGGCATTACCTTGTTACTCCTCCTCTTACTAGTGCTGAGCCTTCTACGGCTTTATACTCACCTCCAGTCGGAGTCATTATCTTCACATCATAGACATATCTTCCAGGTTTTATAAGAACAGTTTTAGCTGCCGTCAATGTAATTGAAACAATTCCTCTATCTTCCTGAGAAACAGTTGCAGCAAAACCTGTTGTTGCATTTGTGCTAGAAGAATGTTTTCGAATCTGAGCAGTTGTAGCACAACCAGTCAAATCTAAAAAGTTATTAGTCCTAGTATCCTCTAATTGAAAGGATGTATCAAAGTCAAAACCTTGCTCAATTACTATGTTGGATACATATATTGCCATTATTAATCAATATATTTTTAAATATTTATAATCTTTTATTTAACACTTCATGTAAAAGAGATTTTATTTCATCAATATCAGATCGCAAACGTTTTATTTCCTCTTCTTCAGTTAATTTTTTGTTTTTTAACTGAAGATATTGACGATACCCTTGGTTATCATGATTTACAATAGCACCAGAATCTTCATCTCTATAAAGATTCTTATGCCCTTCAACTGGTATCATTATGCTAAAGCAATTGCTCTTAAATCTTGGAATCTAGGAGGATCTGATTCATTAGTTCCACTGATTACAATTTTAACTTGGAATCCAGTAAATCCATCTTCATTATTAGTAGTAAATTCATAATCTA